GTTCTTGCCTCGGAAGCAGTGTGTCGTCCCTGTGTGATTCTGTGGAGTGATCCACAGCACAGTCCGCCGACTTTGTTCGCTTCCGGTGTATTCCTTCGGGCCCGGATTGACGGATGAAGGGTCAAAAATGTGTATGTCAGTGTCGCAAGGCTGCCGTCGGACTTGTGCTGGGAGACTTCGAATTCGGCATCACCAAGCGGAAGGCGAAACAACTCGTCGGTCGCGCGGGGTTCAAACAGCAGGACATTGAAGATCTGGAGCAGGATCTGATGCTCCGGCTGATTCAGGGCCTGCAGTCCTATGATCCGGAGATTGCTCACCAGAAGAGTTTCGTGACTGCTATTGTGGAACGGGCCGTGGCGACGATCCTGCGGGATGCCAACGCGGGGAAGCGCGATCATGGCGATCAGCAGTCCCTGGAAGTCCTGGTCGAATTCACTGGTGAATCACCGACTCGGCTTAGCAACACGATCGGAGATCGTGAGTACAACCGACGTCGCGGACGCCATCCTCGGACAGCAGAGGAACTCCAGTCACTGTCATCGGATCTGGCAGCTGTCATCGGGTCTTTGCCGACAGATCAGCAAGATCTGGCGAAGAAGCTGAAGTCCGAATCCATTGCTGGATCAGCCAGGGAACTCGGTATCCCGCGCACAACGCTGAACGATGCAGTACGAAGGCTGCAAACGCGATTCATGCAGTCGCATGTCGATGACCACCTGTGAGCAAATCTCGTCACCTCGCTGCTGAACCGGGTAGCTCTCCAAATAGAGAACTACCCGATTCACACGAGGAGACAAACATGACCTGGGAACTCTATCGCTACGAGTTCCGACCCGATGTGCCGCTGGAAGAAGTTGAAGCATCCCTGCTGCTGGCCTTTCTGGCCACCGAAAGCCTGCATGGCGAATCGCAGGTTCGCCTGGATGCATCCCATTGTCTCGATCACGAACAGCGTGCCTGCGTTATTGACGCTCGCACGCGGGTTGGTCGGGACATCAACCGACTGTTTGTCGGATTCCTGCGGCACGAGTTCGGCGAAGACTCTTTCACCATTGAACGAACTGAAACCCATTCCAAACACCAACCCGAGGAAATCTGTGTATGACCTTGCTCAGCAAAATCCAGCGTGGCAAACAGCCGCTTCCCCCACGACTTGTGCTGTACGGCACCGAAGGCATCGGCAAGTCGACGTTTGGATCGCAGTGCCCGGCTCCCGTCTTCATTCAGACCGAAGACGGACTGGCTGAGATTGACTGTGACAAATTCCCACTGGCCACATCGTTCGATGACGTTGTCGGATATCTGAATACGTTGCTCACTGAGGCGCATGAATATCAGACCGTCGTCATCGATTCGCTCGATTGGCTGGAACGACTGATCTGGGATGACCTGTGCCGACAGCACAATGTCAGCAGCATTGAAAAGGTCGATGGCGGCTATGCGAAGGGCTATACGCATGCCCTGACACATTGGCGACATCTGCTCGGTCTACTGAATCGACTTCGGACGGAACGAGGCATGGTCGTGCTTTGCATTGCCCATGCCCGGATCGAGAAGTTCGAAGATCCGGAAGCGACCGCTTACGACCGTTACTCACCGCGACTGCACAAGCATGCGTGCAGCCTTGTGTGTGAGTGGGCCGACGCCGTGATGTTTGCCACTCGCAAGATCCGTGTGCAAACCGAAGACGCCGGATTCAATCGCAAACGAGGTGTCGCCTTTGGCATCGGTAAAGACGGCGGCGAACGAGTGCTCCGAACGATCGGTGGCCCATCCTGTGTAGCCAAGAACCGTTTTTCACTTCCTGAACAACTTCCTCTGTCGTGGCCGGCCTTCATGGCGGCCTTTACCAACCCATCTCAAACGAATGTGGAGAACTAACCATGGCCAATCTCAATGGCTTTGACGCAAACCAAGTGGAACCAGCAGCTAAGTTTGATCCGATCCCTGCCGGAAAATATCTGGCGGTGATCACCGAGTCGGAACAGAAGCCGACCAAGGCAGGCACAGGCAATTACCTGCAACTGACCTTTCAGATTCAGGAAGGAATCTACAAGGGCCGCATCCTGTGGGCTCGGCTGAATCTCGACAATCCGAACGCGACGGCCGTTCAAATTGCCCGGGCGGAACTCTCCGCGATTTGCCGTTCTGTCGGAGTGACCGCGCCGAATGATTCGGTCGAACTGCACAACCTGCCGCTGATGATCACGGTGAAATGTCGCAAACGTCAGGATACCGGCGACATTACCAACGAGATCGCTGGCTACGCGAAGAAGGAATCTTCCGCCCCGCCAATGGCCGCTGCTGCGGCCTCCAGCGTCGCA